CCAACACCGGCGTCAGTGAGTGCCGCGATGGATGCACTTAAATCAATCGTGCACTTACCTAACCACGCAAACACAAGACCGCCGATTTGGTTTGATAAGTATAAGAAAGATAAACCAGACGCATCCAAATTGATATCACTCCAAAATGGATTGTTCCATGTTGAGGATCGCGTATTGATTCCGCACTCATTAGGATTCTTTACACAGAACTCTTTAGCATTCCAGTACGATCAAAATGCAGAGTGTCCAGTGTGGATAAACTTTTTAAAATCAGTATGGGAAAATGACAATGACTCAATCGAAACCTTGCAAGAGATGTTTGGATACATTTTATCGGGCGACACGCGTCAACAAAAATTCTTCAATATCATCGGGCCACGTAGATCTGGAAAAGGCACTATTAATAAAGTGCTGGTATCACTCTTGGGTCAGCACAATACCGTCGCTCCTGAGTTGGGTGAGCTATGCGATACTTTTGGCTTACAGCCTTGGCTTAACAAGTTGCTTGCTAGTTTCACTGACGCGCGTGCTCCCGAACGAAATCGCAATGCCGTTGTTTCTCAGCTGCTTCGTATTGTTGGTGGCGATACCGTTACTGTTAATCGTAAGAATAAAGAAGCTTGGAACGGATACCTCCCTACGCGAATTGTTATTTATTCAAACGAAGTCCTCCAACTTACCGAAAACTCAAACGCCCTCACAGGACGAATGATCGTGTTGAAGATGACCAAAACATTCTACAACAAAGAGGACACAGAGCTTGCGTATAAGTTATCCAAAGAACTCAGTGGCATCTTTAACTGGGCGATGGAAGGATTGCGTCGTCGATTAGAGCGTGGTGGTTATTTTGTACAACCTAAATCAGGTAGCGCCTACTTAGAACTTATGACCGAATTAGGAAACCCAATCGGTACATTCGTAGAAGACGCGCTTGTATTTGAGGCAGACGCCGCGGTGTCAAAAGATGATGTGTTTGCATGTTACTCACGTTGGGCGATCAAACGTAAGATTCCACCAGGCAGTGAGCTTGCATTTAAACGACGCTTCTTGGCAGCAACACAAGAGTACAATATTGAAGTCGGTGTCGAAAGACAAAATGGTGTACGTAGTCACGTGTATCGTGGCATTAAATTAACAGACAGTGCTCAAGCGATACGTCAACAGCATTGTGTCATTTGATGAGGGAGATTTTTAATGGTTGAATTGATGACAGCGTTTTTGCTTTACAACTATCATGCAAGTTATTTGTGGTGGATTGGTTACATATTAGTCTTTTTAATTGAGACCATTCAAGACATCAATTACAAATATGGTGAAGACGATGGAGCTTAGATGGTTTGTTAGAACCAATGGAGAGAGCGTACTGCAACACCTACGCGATGGTATTTGGATAAACATAACGACGGAGTATGAAAATGGCCAGAGTGCTGATGAACTACCACAGGAACGTAGCGGTCGAAGTACAAAGAGGAAGCAAGTGGACAACCATCGTAACAGGGTGGACACCAACGCACCGAGAAAAAATACTAAACGAAGCACTCGATCGAGAGTGGTATGAAATCAATTACCCAATCACCGCCGCGATTGAACGGTTTTTAAATCCTATTCTGCCGTCGTCCACGATTGACGATACAGCTAAACGTGATCTAAAGGAGATCCTGAAGCATGAAACCAAAAGAGTATAGTTACTACAATGTAGACATAGGATTCTTTCCACGTTGCGTTAAGCTGTGTTTTAATGACACGCAATTCCAAGATATCTTACGTGATCAAAATATCACAGATCAAAACATCACGGCACTCCAGACAGGTGTAGCAGAGACACACTATTTTGACACTGGCAAGAAGGGCATCATTGTCGTCGTGGTTAATTTAGATGATATGCATGACAGCGTTGATGAGATGGTGGCAACGATTGCCCACGAGACAGTGCATATTATAGAACGCATCAGTGACTACATCGGTGAAGAGGAAATATTTACAGAGGAAACACGTGCGTACTTATCAGAGTCAATTGTCCGTCAACTATTCAAAGCTTGCGTTATGGAAAAGGAAAAAAATGCTGGAAAAACACATAGAAAAATACTTCAAAAACTCAGTGGAGAAAGCGGGGGGTCTGACGTTCAAGTGGATAAGCACAGTGACGGGCGTACCAGACAGGATAGCGTTCCTAAACAAAAAAGTGCACTTGGTGGAACTAAAGGCAAAGTCAGGCCGACTCTCTCCAAGACAGTCAGTCGTATTCCGCCTACTCGAAAAGCAGGGGTTCACGGTAACGGTTCTGTTTAGTGAGGAAGAGATAGATGCATTCATTAAACTTAACACTCAAAACGTGTAATAAGTGTAAAGTTGAAAAACCATTAACTGAATATTCAAAAGATTCACGTAACAAAGATAAATTAAAAAGAAGATGCCGTTCATGTTTATCTGCAGATAAAAAAGATTACCGTAGAAGAAATCCAGAAATGGATAAAATATACAGACAAACATGGCTTGCTAAAAATAAAGAACATACAAAAGCCTACGATAAAAATTATAGAAAAATTAAAGCAGCAGAAGTTAATGCGCGTAACGCAAAAAGAAAAGCTGATAAAATACAAAGAACGCCTAAATGGTTAACAAAAGATGATTTAATTGAAATTAAAAATATTTATAAATTAGCATATAAAAAGAGTGTATTAACAAATCAAAAATGGCATGTAGATCATATTGTGCCTTTGCTTGGTAAAACAGTATCAGGACTTCACGTACCTTGGAACTTACGAGTCATTACTGCAATTGAAAACATAAAGAAGAATAATAAATATGTTGACTAGATCAAACCTACATCAATACCAAAAAGATATCATTGAGAAAGCGAAAGCTATTCCCAATCTGGGTCTATTTCTTCCACCTGGATTGGGCAAGACAACAACCACGCTCACTATCATCGCGGAACAATTCAAAGGACGCACACTGATCATTGCACCAAAGAAGGTGGCAGAGTCTGTGTGGACTGAAGAGATATCAAAATGGGATCACCTAAAACATTTGCGCATATCCAAAGTGTTAGGCAATCCAAAAGAGCGGGCAGCTTCATTGCAGCGCGACTCAGACATCTACATCACCAACTTAGAAAATGTAGTCTGGCTCACAGAATTAAAAATACCATTCGACAACTTAGTCATCGATGAATCATCACGCTTCAAAGATCCGTCAACTAAAAGATTCAAGGCACTCAAACCACTACTCAAAACATTTAAGCGCCGTGTTATTCTCACAGGCACACCTACACCTCAAGGATATGGCGACTTGTGGAGTCAAGTCGGCATATTAGATTTAGGTGCAAGGTTAGAGACATCGATCACACGCTTTAGACAAAAATACATGGAGCCCACTGACAAGAACTGGCACACTGGCGTCGTGTATAAGTGGGGCATACGTGAGGGTCAAGAGACTATCATCCAAGATAAAATAAAAGACATCTGCTTCTCACTAAAAGCTGAGGACTATTTAAAGCTACCAGAGATTACTAAAATCTACCACAATATTTATTTAGGGTTAGACTCAAAGGCGCAGTATAAAAAGCTACTCAATGACATGGTGTTAGAAATTGGCGATGAGACCATCACGGCACCTACCGCCGCGACTCTATCAAATAAATTATTGCAGTTTACTTCCGGATCAATATATAAAGAAGACGGATCATGGACGTGTATCCACACAGCCAAGATAGATTTTATGGAAGACATGCTAGATGAGAACGCGCCGACGTTGGTCTTCTATCACTTCAAGGCTTCCCTGCAAAAACTCAAAGAACGATTTCCACAGGCAAAAATGTTGGACGAAATTAACCATCAAGATTGGCGTGATGGCAAGGTGCCTATGCTACTTTGTCATCCCCAATCAGGAGGGATTGGTATCAACCTACAGTGTAACGTAGGCGAGACGGCACAGATTGTATGGTACGACCTACCATGGTCAAGCGAGAACTATATTCAAGCCAACGCTCGGATACACCGCCAAGGTCAAACAAAACCCGTCATTATCCACCATTTAGCTATAGAAAACAGTATCGATAACCAAGTTATAGGAGTGCTGGAGGGCAAAATAAATTTACAAAATGCCGTCCTAAATGCCTTAAAATTTGCATTAGTATAGTACGATGAAAACTACTACTAATGAAACTAAGCATGTGGTTAATGCTATGTTGCCTCGGCTATCAGACGAAGATCCAGATATTATGGAGCGCGATGATTCAAAAGAGGCGCATTATGCATTCCCGGCATCCGAGGGCTGGCTTCCATGGAATTCAGAAGATATCAATGACGTTAGAAAAATCATTGATAATATTCTAGATCCTAAAGAACAGTTTATTTTTGAAGCATTTTTGGATGGACTCACGTATAATGATATTTCGGTAACTGAGAAATATTGGCGGTACCATTTCCAAAAAGGATTAGAGAAAATAAAGAAGGAGCTAAGCGTATGAAACATGATCCAGTCAACCATCCTAAACATTATACAGGACATCAAAGCGGTATAGAGTGCATTCAAATTACAGAACACATGAACTTCTGTCTTGGGAATGCGGTGAAATACATCTGGCGTGCAGATCTAAAACACGATGCCATTGAAGACTTAGAAAAGGCAATATGGTATATTCAACGAGAACTAGATAAAAGGAGAACTAAATGAGCGATATTAGCAATTCAAACTTAACACTAACTTTAAAGGTTAGCGACGTAAACAGACTATTAACTATCTTAGGTGAAACAGCTTACACAAAATCAGCTGACTTAATTTCACAAATCCAAGCGCAAGGTAATCCACAAGTTAAAGAATTACTTGCAGCGTGTGAAGCAACACCGGTAGATGGTGACATCATTACAACAGCAGATGCTTCAACTACATCAGCTCCAGCAGAAGAAACACCAGCAGCATAATGGCATCCGATCTATTAAATAAGATGATGGAAAAGGGCGGCTTTTCTAACGCTGAGAACATTGAGAAAAAGCGCCAAGAATTAGCCGCAGCCGTGACCCGCGTCGTTATTAATGAGGCTATGGCTGAGATGCGTGCTCGTAAAGCCGAGATTGAGCGCATGTCAGTTAAGACCGACAATGGGGCGAAAACAGAGTAATTTGTGCATTAGTAGATATAGGACAACCTATGTCTACTCTTAGCCCTTGCAAGGGTGTTTGTCGTTTAGATAAAGAGTATTGCGTAGGATGCAAACGCCACGTTGACGAAATCGTTGAGTGGTACAATTTATCTGAAAAGAAAAAACAAGCAGTCATTGAAAGAATAAATAAAGGAAAACCATATGGCAACTAAACCTGGACTATACGCAAACATCCATGCAAAACAAAAACGTATTGCTGCAGGATCTGGTGAGAAGATGAGAAAGCCAGGAACTAAAGGCGCACCTACTGCAAAAGCTTTTAAAGAGTCTGCTAAAACTGCTAAGGTAAAATAATGGCACAACCCACCACAAAAAAGTTTAAGTTTACAGAAGACCACGCCAAGATCATTATTGATTTAGGCAAGCAAGGCGCGTCTCAAAAATCTATGTATGCTGCTATAGGTATCAGCAAATCAACAGCAGCAAAACTTAAAAAAGAAGATGCATTCTTTGCTGAGACTATGGATCTAGCAACCACATACGGCCAGTCATACTGGGAAATGATGATGCTTGCCAACATAGAAAACAAAGCATTCAATTCACGCGTTGCAGAGATTGCACTTCGAGGTCAATACCCCGATGATTACAAAGACTCACGCGAACAAAAGATTGATTTAAAGGCTGAAGTGACCGTCGATTTTAACAAGGAAATTGCTAACCTAATTTCAGCATTAAAGCAATAGTTTTGCCCAAAATAAATAAAAATAATTAGGCCCGAAAGGGCCTATTTTTTTGCATTAGTATATGTACACTTTAACGAATTGAAAGAATACATATGACCGCTCATGCAATCCTCTCAGCCTCTGGATCTAAACGATGGCTATCTTGTACACCTTCAGCAAGACTAGAAGCAACCTTACCAGATCCCCCTAAAAGCATATCATCATTTGACTTCTCACAAGAAGGCACGATGGCGCATTCATTGGCAGAAGCAAAGTTAAGATTACATTTTAATCAAATATCTTCAGAAGAATATAAGCGTGAGTATGAGATCATTAAAGCCACACCATATTATGATGAAGAGTTTGAAGCCCATGTTGACAATTACGTGCTTTATGTTAGATCACAAATAGGTGACAACGACAGACCACTCTTCGAACAAAAAGTTGACTTCTCAGACTGGGTTCCTGACGGTTTTGGTACAGCCGATGTTGTCATACTTAACAAACACTCCATACATATCATTGACCTTAAATTTGGACGTGGTGTTCCAGTAGGTGCACGTGACAATCCTCAGCTAAGACTTTATGCATTAGGTGCTTGGAGTAAGTTTAAAGAAGATTTTCCAGACATCACCGAGGTTAAATATACCATCCATCAACCTAGGTTAGACAGCATTACAACAGACCACACAACAGTACATAAACTTGTTGACTGGGCGACTTACTTTGTAAAACCTAAAGCTAAAAAAGCCTGGGTGGGTGCGGGTGAGTTTATTCCTGGTGAATGGTGCCAATGGTGTAAAGCAAAAGCACAATGCCGAGCACGTTCTGATTACAACACTGAGCTTGCTAACCAAGACTTTAGAGACCCTCCATTATTAAGTGAAGACG